GGTCTCTTGAACCTTCACCATGCCGGCCACGATCATCTTACCTTCCGGCTTGCGGTATTTATTGGTGAAAACATCAGCCTCAATGAACCCCTGCCCCGCGCAGCAATCGCACTGCTTAACGCTGGCGGCGCTACGGGAATAATCCTCGAAAGCGAAGGCGGCCAGCTGGCGCATCACCAGCGGCTTAACCGCGGCATCCAGCTTACGCAGCGCGGCGACCTTATCGCATTTGCTCAGCGCGTACTCGGCCAGCAGCGCGATCGCCCGCTCCCTGTCGTTATTGCTGATCCCCATCTTTCCGAGGAAAGCGCTGTACCCCATGGCGGCGCGTTCATGCGTCATGCCCATGGCAGCCATTATGTCGGTACCGGTCAGTGAATCGGAGGCGGTAGCGCGCGGAGAATCGCTAATCAGTGTGGATTTAGCGAAGTGGTATTTCACTGTGTTTTCAAGGTTCATAGCGCTTCTCCAGCATAAGTTTTCACGTAATTCTTCAGTATCCGGTAGTCCGTTAGCACAGAGCCGGGAAAGTGGTATAAGCGAAGCCGCTGCCAGCGAACGCGGAGGTGATCGGAAAAACAGGATTCAAATGTCATACGGCCTCCAGCCCGGTGATTGTCAGTTCCAGCTTTCCACCTTTGGTAACGGGCATCTTCACAACGCGATAATCAACGACCTGAGCATCGTCCAGCCAGAAACCTGCTTTGGTGAGTGCGTCAAAAGCGGCCTTTTGCAGATTATCCAGGTCACGGCGACGGCGATCCGGCATGTGGCACTCAATGCGGATTTTCACAGGCATAGCCAGACCGATATCCAGCATTGCGTTTTTAATGATTCGGGCGACGTTATCGCGGTATGCCTGCCCTTCTGCGCTGATGTGCGTGCGCCCGCGATTATGGCGGTAGTAGCGGTTATTGCTCGGCGGCCAGGGCAATGTGATGTTGTAAGTATTCACGCCTTGATTACCCCCTCTTTCAGCCAGATAACCTGCGTTCTCGCCATACCTTCCAGCGCGCATTCTTTAGCATACTCAGCATCGACAAAATGTGTACGGCGGTCGATCTCGTCGTGACAGGCAGAGCATGCAATGGTGGCAATCAGATCAGGCGGTTTGATTCCGGTGCCACATAACCCGGCCAGGCGAATGTGCGCCAGTACAGACGTTTCCGGGTTACCGTTGCAGACGCCGGGAATTCGAACCTGACAATCACGACCACGAGCCTCTTTGCGTAAATTTGCCATGCTCACCCCCACGCCTTGCTTTGCCATACCCGGCTCGGGCGAGGCGCGTTATCGCCTTCCGGCAATTGCGCGCTGACGGTCCAGGTGATGTTGTCGCGATTCAGGCTGCGCTCTGTCTTTACACCGCGCGCCCGGTATTTCTCCACCAGCTCGTCGGCCTGTTCGGTGGTGCATTCGTGATGGTGGAACCAGGAAAATTTCATCGCCATCACCCCGCAAAGCTCATCAGCTGGGCGGCGGCGTTTTCTGCCTCTTCACAACTGCGAAATGATCGGGAGAGTATCCATCGCCACAGAACATCGAGCGCGGCTTTGTACAGCTGCTGGAACTCAGTTTCATCCATATTTGCGAATGAGATACTGCGGGGATGTTTGCGGAGGGTGCCGTCAGGCAGCTGAATGGCGTCGTAATGGCCGGACTCAATAGTGACCCATGCACGATATGCATCGAATGACTTACAGGCGCAGATGCTACCAGTACGCTTATCGGCGATGCGGTCCAGATATTGCTCAGCAGCATCCAGGAGTGCTGCTTCACTTCCCGCGAATGAGGCAAGGAACTTGGCATAGCCGGTTACCAGCTTGCGTTCGTTGGAGGAGATTGCCCCGCCGGTGGGTTCCCAGTATTCGAAACCGAGATTGAGTAACGCGAAGAAACGACGGTGAAAGGCCGGATTGCGTACCTGCCGGAACTCAGCCACCAGTACGGAGCCGAGTTTGATTTTTGATTGCAGTAAATCACTGGTCTCCGGCGTAGCGGGGATCAGGATTCCTGAGGAATGCTTGATGAGTTGTAGTTCGTGCGCCATGGTTTCTCTCCGTGGCGCAGTAGGTTACGGTTGTTCAGACCGTTGATTTCATATTATCAGAAGGTGGGGTTACCCGGTAGCCGAGACGGTGAATAAACTGCATAAAACCATTAGGAGTAAAGACCTCTTCATCATCCAGCAAAGGCCGCATAGAAACCATGCCATTGACGCGATAAATTAGATGCCTGCCCGATGAAGGAAAGCTAAACACCACGCAGCCGTCAGACCTTCTTACAATGTCATACCAGTTGTCTTCTGACGTTTGCAAAGCTGAATCACTCACATTTATGTTCTCCCTTCGAGCGACTAACAGACGCGATTAAAGATTGTCGGCAGCAGCATCAGAGGGTTACGCAAATTGCGGTATTCTGAAAAATGCGCGCCAGCCTTAAGCGCAATTCTAATAAAACCAGTCGTCAGCGCTTTCCCAGGTATCCTGGAGGATTGATTCAATTTTCTTTTTATCGTCCTTGTCACCACCAAAAACACTTAACCCATCGGCCCCGGCACGGCGGATTGTGAGCCTGCAATTGTCATAGTGATCATTCAGGCGCTTAAGCAGTTCTTTCTCCAGTGCTGGTACTGCGCCTTTAGGAAGTTCTTTCATGCGATCAATGGTTAATTCAACTTTCATAATGGCCCCCATTGCATTTACTGTGTTTTTATACAGTATACCTATGCGCGGAAATGATCAACGCTTTAAGAGCACAAATTGTTAATTTTCTGTCAGTAGTAAAAAAAAAAAAAAACCCCGCCGTAGCGGGTTGAATTAGCGATGTTTTATTACGCCGCTATTTGTTTCTGCTGACAAAGCTCCTGTAGGTTAGCCCTAACCAGCGCCTCAGCGAGCTGATGATTGGACAGCATTAACGCAATGGGTAATAGAAACCACAGAATGCACGAAATGGCGGTGGTATTCGCCATCTGTGACAGGTTGAATATTGCTCGAATTGTATTGTTTGCACTTTAACGTTTCTGTTGTAGTGCCGGATGCATGCCACCGTATGTTCAGGACGATGGCATGCATATTATGGATTACGATTTATCCATTCCCAGGGGATTAGGGTGAATTCCACTTACATGCCAGAACGCATGCTCTCTATTCAACTGATTTCCCTTTGGTATCAGGAAGCCATACGTCCCAGATTTAAAAGTGGCATGAGCGCAGATTAGACTTTCTCCTTCAAAGCTATACTCAGTCCCTTCAGGGATTAGAGAGTCAGTCTTGATCAGGTGAACAGTTCCGTTGATAGGGATCATGTAATGGTGCATTTTAGGCTCCTCGTGTTGTGAAGAGCCTAATTATATCAGGTTTGAATCTACGTCATTGAAGTAGCAGGATTTGTTACACCATGTTCTGAAACTCGGACATTAAGCTGCGATCTCTTTCTGCTGACAAAGCTCCGGTAAATTAGCCCTCACCAGTGCCTCGGCGAATGGCGGCGGAACTGCGTTGCCACAACGCGCAACCTGCTTGTCCTTCGCGTACTTCTGCCCCCGATAGTCCTGATCGATGATGTACCACTCCGGGAAGCCCTGCCAGTTTGGCGTTGTTCAACCCTGGGTTGTTGCGCAGGGCTGCCAGCACCTGCTCACGGATTGTTATGTTCATGTCACACCATCCCGTTCGACTTGTTGCGGTTGTACTTGGCCAGCAGCAGCTGGATCGGCGTCGGCCCTTGCTCGGCAGCTGGTGCGGCAATAGCCCGGCGTACCGGCGGCACTGGCTTACCCTCGGTGACGCGCCTTTCCCACATGTCCAGCAGATCGCCTGCCTCGCGTGCCAGTTCACCATGCGTTAACTGGCGCTCGGTGCTGCGGTGGCGCAATTCTACGCAAATGTGGTACATGACCGGCTGCGACCATGGAAATTGCTCGCTGGAGATGAATTCGAACGAGCGGTTACGCCAGTCCCAGTATTCGGCGATCACCTGGTCAACGTTGACGCCCAGCGCGCCGCCGCTCTGCTTGCACCAGGCGACGAACTGGCCCGGCGACGGCGGGAATGGGCGCTCCTGGCGGCGGGCAATGCGCATGCCGGCATCGACCTGAGCCATGGTGTGGATCCCGTTCTCCTGAAACGCCAGCAGCCACTGACGGCGGAATTCGTTCAGGTCTTCCTGGGTGCGGAAGTTCGCCATGCTGGCCGGGAACGCGGCGCGCAGCTCGTTGAACAGCTTGTTGAATACCTGCGCCACCTGCTCGACCGGCGCGCACTCCTGGTACTGCTCTGGCAGGTTATGGGCCATGCGGCTCATCTGCTCGCGGTCGTGGTTACGCATCTGCTCTGCAAGAGATTTCATCGGATCACCCCATAGGCCCAGTCAGTGTTGTTGAAGTCCAGATCTGGCTTGACAGCGCGCTGCTCACCTCCGGCGTTACGCTGCATTGTCAGCTTGTCCCACTGCTTACGCAGGCTTTCGGGACTCAGGATGTTGGTCTGCCAGAAGTGGTGTTTGCTAGCCCAGTCATACAGCGCGCAGATGTCCTGGTGCGACCGGTTGTCTATCTGGCGCATCAGGCGAACAGTGTTAGACCAGGAGGTCATGTCCGGGGCTTTGCAGGTTGGGTTAATCAGCTTCACCCTGGAGGAAATCCACTTAGCTGTCTCGAGGTCTTCAGCAGAGCCCCACTTCGCACCGGATGGTGTGTAGACCGCAGCTTCAGGATGAGTTGATAAAAATTTCTTCAGACGTGCGTCAGAGGATTCGTCAGAATTCTCGGACGAAGATCTTTTAATACTGTTCTTGTTCTTGTATTGGGTGTCTACCGTTTTCGGGAAGGTTATTCCTGATTTCGGGAAGGATTTTCCCGTTTTCGGGAATTTTCTTCCCGTTTCCGGTTTGTCTAAAATCCATGCTGAAAGGTCAGTGTTTACACCGACGATTTTCATCATGCCCTGCTTCTGTGAA